CCTCCGGACGTTACAGAGATTGCCAATGCCTGTATTCTTCTTTCTAATGTTTTTTGTAATTTGTAAATTACATTTTCTAGATTCATATTAAATCTTTATAATATTCCTCATAACTTTCATTAGATGCGTATTCATCGCCTAATTTGCTTTTAATATGCGATCCAATATATTTTTCTTTTTTAGGAAATACAACCTTTGTATCACCTTCTTTTTTCTCAATCTTTTCTGTTTTATTTTTTAACGCTTTTACCACGCTTCATACCAAATCTTCGACCTGGAACAGCTACACCCATTGGACTAGCAGCTACAGTTGGTTGAATAGGTAATCCACCGCCAAATTGCTTGCCAACTCTTTTGCCACCAGCAAGTTTTTTTCTAGGTTTATTTCCATAGTCATTTCTCATAGTTTCCTCCTATTTTTTATTTTTACCATTTCTAAATATCTGTGTTCCCTTTATACCAAATATGCTGGCGCAGACAAGAATCCATAAATTTGTAAACCAACTTGGTAGTGCCGAAAAATGCTCAAAAAAGATTTTGATTTTTTCCATAGCCGCCGGATCGTCTGACCATACTCCCCAGGCAAGCACAATTATGGGCAGTGTGAGAATCGCAAGTACGACCTCGTCCTTGTAGTCGTTTTGACGGGCTTCTAAAAGTTTGCCCTGGTAAGCTTCCTCACCTCGGGCCATCTTAGCTGCATGCATATGCTGTGCATCAGCCATAGCCATTTTTGTCTCTTGACGTTTTTTGTAAATGTGTGAACCAGCGTTGAGCGCTAACTTAATTGCACTAAACCACATACTAATACCAAGTTACTTTATACGGTTTTTTCTGTTTTGCTGGAACAGAATTTTTATCACCTGTAGCAATATAGCTTTTTCCTCTGACACTAGTTTTAGATCTAGGGTCAACTTCCTTCTTTTGCTCAGGAATCTTAAATTCTTTTCCACCTGTTTTATAATTCCATGCCATAATGTCCTCCTTTTATATTATTTTTGCTAATTTGGGAAATCCTTTTATCTAGAACTTCCATTTCCCTTCGGTTTCATTCTTGCAAGTGTTAATCTATTCTCATTTGCCATTTCTTGCTTCTCTAATGAAGTATCAGCTCTTAATTCTGCTAATTCTTCATCTTGTTCAAGCTTATCATCCGTAATATCTCTATTTTGGACTAATTTAGCTTGATCAATTTCAGTTTTTTTCTGCATTTCTTGTTTTTTACGTTCATTTTCCATTGCTCTTAAATCAACTTCTCTAGATTTAAGTTTAAGAAGTGGATCATGATCGAATTGAGATGTAATTTTCTTCTCTTCCTTCATAAAGTCTTCAGTCATTTCTGCAATTAACACTGCTTTTCGTGCTTCTATTTGTTGAGTGATTTGTTGCACCTGTTGTTGTGCTTGCGGATTGACTGCTGCTTGTTGTGAAAGTATTTGTAACTGTTGCATTTGTTCTCTGAACTCTAATTGTACCTGTTCTTGAGCCATTAGACTAATATGCTCTAAAATATTCTTCTGTAAAGCAGCCATAACCGCTGGATTATTTCTAACCATGTTAGTTGACATAAAATTCAAGTGCGCTGTAACATGCGCTCTATGATCCTGACCAGGAAACGCCTGAAAAGGCTTTCCACCTAAAGCATCAATATGTTCTAAAGACGGATCTTTAGGTGCATTGGGTGCTGGTGGCGGTAAAATTCTGTCAATATCTTTTATTCCTAACGCTTCATACATTTTTCTAAATGCCATGTATAAATTGTGCATTTGTGGATTAGACATTGCAAGTTGTAATCCAGTTTGTGCCAATGTTAGTCTTTGCGACATTGAAAAAATGTTTGGATCAGCAATTGGCATAATATCTACTCTGTCATCAAAATCGGTAACTTTAACATTTCTTTGTCCACCTACAACATCGTATGGATATTCGGGTGGTAGATACTGTGCAAATACTTTTGCTAACAGTTTAAATTCTTTTTTAAGGGCTGAATATATTCTTTTATGGATTGCTGACATTACTCTTGAACCACGTTCCAAAAGAGCTACGGTCGTCCCAACGGCTGCGCCTTGGTTCCCGTCCCCGACCTGCATGTCAGCAATGGACGCGAATCTCTGTCCTGCTGTAACTACAATTCCCATCAACTGCAATAATGTAGCTGATGGTTCTTTGTATGGTAAAAATACAAATGCATCTCTTAAATTACCACCTGGTGTGTCAACATCTTTAAATTCTCCAGGTTGTATTGGTGAAGCGTCATCTTTAACTCTGACACCACGTTGCTTAAATCCTGCCGGTAAATTTGATAAAGTCCCTGCGTCTAATAATTGACGGAGAGCAGACGTTGCCGTTCTGCTCAAACCGCCAATCATATGAATGAGTCCAAAGCCATAAAATCCTAGTCCTGGCAGAAACTTGAAGTGGACGAAATATTGGATCTTATTTCTTAGTGGATCATTGGGCGCGTAGTTCCTTCTGATTGAAAGAACTTTCATACTACCTTCTTCGATTGTTACGACGTAAGGCAATTTTATTCCTGTTGGTTGACCATCTTGACCAACATCTTCGAAACCTTCTAAATCCAGATTTGTATGACACTCTAATAACGTGTACATACTTTCTACTCTTGTTGATGTAGTGGTTCCTTCTAATTCTCTTTTTTTATCTATTACTTTGTCTGCGTCTACAGCGACAGGTTTTGTTAGTTCAATGTCGGTGTAAAAACCAGATACTTGTTGTTTTCTTAAATCATTCTCTGAAATTTTTATGACATGGACCAACGCTTCCGCATCGTCTAATGAGGTAGCCGTATACGGAACAACGAGGTCATCTGCTGGAACGAACTTTGAAACAGCTCGTCCTAATAAATCATCATAATAAACTTTTTTAAAAGTAGAACCGCTTAGCGGTAGATGAAATAACATTTGATCAAATTCAGGTTCATATTCCTTCATCTGATCCATCAGTTGATAATTCATGAAATCTTTAACTCTTTGTGATTGAGCTTCTTTTGCAGGATTGGATACTCCTAGAATCTGAGTTCTAACGGGTCCATCTGCAGGAAGTAATTCTTTGTAAGCAAGTGCTTGAAACTGTGTTACAGCTTCAGCTAAAACTGGGTGAGTAGCACCGGATGCTCCTTGAAAAGGCTCATTTCGATTATCGTATTTAAATCCTAAAAGATCTAAACCTTTAATATAAGATTGTTCCCAATCTTTTCTGGACATTTTATAGTCCGTGTAATTTTGTCTAAGTTGAGTTCCAACGGGATCTAAAACTGTTTCTGGAAGTATATCGGCTAGATTATCAAAGTGCGTGTTTGACTGAGCCTGATTCACGGCACTTGGTTCAAAATTAACTGTAGCACCACCTTCTTCATCAGGTGTTACTTCTACAGGTTGTCTTGGTTGCTGCTCCGTAATGTCAACATCTGTGGGCGCCTGCGCGGGTGGAATTGCAATTTCGTGTCGAACGTTCGGGAGCGATTTATCTATGTCTGCCATTTATACTCCTAATAATCTCTATCATTAATGTATAGTGAACGCAACCCTTGTGACATGGGTCCCGAATCAGGGGCCACGGTTCTGGTTAGACCGCCGTCTGCAAATCCAGCTGCTCGCATCTGTTCTGCTGAAACACTTGGCCCTTCAATAGGATGAACATATTCAGGATATAATAAATCCAATTTACCAGCTCTATCCAATATTTCTTCCATGCTTTCACCATAACCAGTCTGACCTTCCAGCATGGCCAGATGCATTTGTTTTTTTCTATTAGCCCGTTCCATCGCTGCTAGTTTTCTTGAATAATCTAAATCTTTCCGAGATTTTTTTTCATCTTTAAGTGATTCATAAACATCTGTAGATTCTTCAATTATTCTATTATGTCTATCAGCAGCAGGTCCATAAAAAGGATGCTTCATGGTTTTTTGTTCTTCACTTGTAATAGTAAATAAAGGTCTATTCCATCCCATGTCTTTATATGCATCAGGAAGAGCATCCACTTCTTTTTGATAAGCTGTGTCTGCTTCACTTTGCTTTCCAAATACCTGACCTTGCATAAATTCAAGTTGTTTATTTGACATAAAATATTGTTGGTCTAAATCTTCTAACTTCATCCATTTTTGAAATTCACCAAAATCTTCGTCTGTGAATCCTGCTCGTTCGTACACCCCCTTAAAAGTTTTCTCATCCGCCTTTAACCATGATTTAGGCAAAAACCATAAGGTTGTATCCAAAGCTTGAAGTGGAGTTGCACCTTGTCCTAATTCATACACACCAAAAGCTGCATCTATGGTTGCTAAACTTCCGATCCATCCAAAAGGACCTAATTCTCCTTTAGCCCAAGTAGACAATCCTTTTAATGCACCTTTAACCAGACCAGGTTTATTTATAATGAAAGCTGCATCTTTGTTTCTTTTTATAGCTTCAATAAATCTTTGTGGATCTCTTTCAGCAAATGTGGCACCACACACAACTCCCTTACCATTTGATAATTGATCATTACAAATTCTAATTTTATTGTTCTCAAGAATCTTATTTAAAATTTTAGCGGTTCCTTTTTGTCGATTTAATAATCTTCCTTCTGCAGTGGATAAATCTGTTAGCAGTTCTTTTTGAGTCCTAGCTTCACCAACATTTAAACTTACACCTGTTTCTCTGTAACTTTTTCTAATTCCTTTTTGAATATCACTTGGAAGATCAGCAAATCTTTTTTCTCCAAAAACCTGTTCAGGTTTAGCAAACTTACCTGTTTCATAATTGAACTCCCCCATATTAGCAAAATTAATATTGGGATGTTTTTTCTGAGCTGCAGCTAATTTTACATTTTGTTGATCCGTCCATTTTTTAATATTATCTAAATTAGCTTCAGGACCTTTAGCCAATTCTTTTCTAACCTTAACTAAATTTTTAGATAGATTAGCATCATATGATTTTTTAAAAGTTTCATTAATTTTTTTATCTATAGTTTGAGAAAACACAGAGTACACTTGTTGATTATTGGTAAATCCTGTTCTTAAAGATAAAACTTCGTCTATTGCAACTTTACCTCTTTTCTTTCCAAGAATTTTTTGTAATGTTTTATCTATTTCATTATAAAATTGTCGATAATTCTTGGATCCTTTATTTTCAAACAACACATCCATTCTATCTTTAGCATATTGATACGCTGCTTGATCCCATATCGAACCACCATATTTAGAATTAGCTGTTCGTGACATTCCATCCAGAATTTTCTGACCTAACGCTTTATCAACTTTAATTCCTTCTATCTTAATTTCACCTGTCAAAGCTCTTCCTAAGTTTTTAATGGCATTGGGTCCTTGCCAGTTATCAGATCCAAAAACAGAGTTAAGAACTTTTAAAGCACTTTTATCTATTTCTTTTGTGTTTCCAGACCATTTTCTAAGATTGTTCATCAAAACTTTATCATCATAAAAAACTTTGGCAGCGTTAATAGTTGGAGTCCTGATTTTACCTTCTTTAAACTTGGATAAATACTCTTGATTTTTATAATAATTCTTTAATCCTTTAAAAGTTGTTTTGTCGGGCATTTTGAAAAAAGTGGATCCTCCACCTATTTTAATATCCTTTCTAAGTAGTTTAGATTTCTTCCATTTCTTCACACCCTCAATTTCATCTAACCAAGGGGATTCTTTCAGCGAGGTAACCAAAGTTTCAGCAGCTCCTTCTGTTAGAGGTCGGCCTAACATTTCATTTAATTTCCGTGCGCTGACATAACCTCTTTTTAAAAGTTTATTTTCTTCCAATAACATTCTTTGATTGTTTGCGTACTGATCAAAAAACCCTACTTTTTTATAATAAGGCGAAAGTTTCTGAGTTTTTTTTACTACGTCTTTTGCTTTTCTGCTTAAATTTATTCTTCTATAATTTCCTTCAGCCCAATCTTTTTTGTTCCATGTCTTTCCTGTAATCTCTTTATAGAATTTTTTGTGACCCTCTGTAAGATTGTCATATACACTTGGAGTGAATTTACTATATTTACTTTCAGCATACCCCGGCCGTGATCCGTCAACCGTGTTTCGTACTAACTGACCTGCAGATCCACCCTGAGCCGCGTTGAATGGTCTTTCTAAATTTATTCTTTGTAAATACTCTTCATGTGTTTCTTGAGA